TTAATTTTTTCGTTTTGCGTCTAATCTGAAAGCATTAGAATTAATTTCCATTTGATATATTTTAATATCAGGATTAAGTGTCTTGGCTGTCTTAATTATTTTTTCTGCCTCGTTCTTATCCATATTAACACCAAGATATATGGATTCAAAACATTCTCCTCCGATTTCAGGAAAAGCTCTCACTTCTTTCCAATCTATTGGTCCATTTTTATCATCTTGATTAGGCAACAATTTCATAGAACTAGGAGACGGATCTAAAATAAACATGCGAACCTCTTGTTCATGCTTCCAATCCTTTCCTTTTGTACACATTTGGTAATGATAGAAATCTATCTCGTCTTGGAAATAATCAGGTTTTTCAATAATATCACGATATTGAACCTTATAGCCAGAATTGGCAACCACCAATCCATGAGATACATTGAGGTACTTTGCTACTTTCTCCATATTCAAACCAATACATACCCCTTTATGGCTGTTATAGTAACTCCACATTAATAACGAGTCAAAGACTTTCGACAAGCAACATACCCAAGCTCTTTCTCGGTATCTTCTGTATCTATCCGATTCAAGCAGTTCAATAATATCCGGTGTCCACCCTTTGCACCTTTCAAGAGGAACCTTAGAGAAATCTATTAAGCTAGGATGACAATCAAAGGGATCGTTAAATTTGGTAGCATTAGTAAATTGGAGATCGCTGTAATAAAGCATCATTTTTGCGCCATTAATATCAAGGTACTTGTAAAGTATAGAATTTCCTGACTGATTATGATTCATATTTTATTGATTTGGTCTCACCCTTTTATACTATTCGTTATCACATTCACATATACTTTCTACATTAAGATATGTTTTAGTTGGGACAAAAATACATTTTTATTTGGATGCGGTTAAACACTTTAGCAAATATTGTTATTGAGTGTACCATTTTCCATACTATATAATGGATATTCATTTTTCAAAATCAGCACAAGTATGCTAATTATACTTCTTCGTACAATTTATTAGTCATGACATTTCAAGTTTGATTTATAGCAAATCACTCTATTAGCTGTATTCTATCCCCATACCTAAGGAATGATTCTTGAAATATAAATTATGTTTAACATCAAAATTAACAGAATATGAAACAAGAAATTACCTTTATCAGCGATCAGACTTCATTCATTGAATCACTGAGTGCAGTTATCCATGAGATATTTAGAGAGGAATTAGTTAATCCCAAAGTCAAAGCTAAAAACAAAATGGAAAAAAAGCCGTATCTCACTAATGACGAAGTATGCAGTTATTTACACATTTCTCGTTCAACCTTGTATCGGTGTGTTAGTTCAGGTGTTATCAATTGCTATAAGATGAATAAGCGTAATTTATTCAAATTGCAAGAGGTAAATGCTGCATTAATGAAACTGAATGCTTAAATAGGCTCTCTCCATATTAATATGCGACTTGACAACTCGTCATGCCTATGACGCTTCGTCATATCTACATAGGCGAAATAATCCTTCAAAATCAATTGATAATCAATCACGTTAATATAATAACAGTATGAACAAGAAAGAACTGACTAACGCAGTAGCAGCAAAGACGGGATTAAACAAAACAGAGTCAAGAAAGGCACTGGATGCAGTCATTGAAATCATTATCGAAGAAATGAAGCGGAAAGGAAGAGTTATTCTTATCGGCTTTGGCTCATTTTCAGTCAAGCAGAAATCAGCGAGAAAAGGGATGAATCCAGCTACATTTGTACCGATTGATATTCCAGCTAAAAAAGTAGCATTCTTTAAACCCAGCATCTACTTAAATTTTCTCTTGAACCGGAAGAAGAGAGGAAGAAAAAGAAAAGACGAAAACAATGCTGGATAATGGTTAGAATATCAGACGAAAACAGACAGAAAGCTATTTTTGAACAATATACAGTATTCGATATTGATATTGTAAAAATAGTTTCAAAATATGGATTATATCTGATAGGTGGAACCGCACTAGACTTACTATGCAATTATCATTCTGTTCCATTTTGGAGAAATAGGTCTAACAATGATTTGGACTATTGGACTTCATTTGACAATCAACAAAATACAAATGAGTTTATAGAGCATATCAGAGATAGTCTCAGGTTTGATATAATAGAAGAATCTGACTACATGATTACCTTAGAATCAAGTTTAATTAAAACAGATATTGATATACTTATAGACCGTGACTGCAATAATAAGCAATTTGCTCATTCCACAGGAGGTATTAATGTTATGTCACCGATTTACTTGTTTTCATCAAAATTTGATAGATATATCAACTGTAGCAATATTCAACGTAAGGAGATAGATTTCAAAGATTTGAGAACCTTACTATCTATAATTGAGAAAATAAACGGGCTTGATGATCTTGAATACCATTTGTCTAGCCTAAATTATGACCAGAAAGCCGAAAATATGCTCAACTCTATTATTGCAAGTCTGTAATTCGGGGAAACTTGACTGTGGTGTTTCAGTCTTAAAATAGTATCTTTGCACACATATTGCTGATAATAACCATACCCTTCTTCTATTAATAAATGAATGGCTTATTTATTATCAACAGCATATTAGTTAGACAGAATATTACACTTATTATGTCAGACTATATTACCACTTATTCAGGAGTTAAATTCTCGCCTCTCAACCCAAAGGAAGAGGATATTCGTATTGATGATATAGCACACGCTTTATCGCTAATGACAAGGGCAAACGGACATTTCCCCGAATTTTATTCAGTCGCACAACATTGTATCGCTTGTTGCAAAGAAGCCATTGCTCGTGGATATAGCAACAGGGTTGCATTAGCATTGTTACTACATGATGCGAGTGAGGCGTATCTTGCAGATATTACGAGGCACGTCAAACAATATTTAGAGGTATATCTACAAGCAGAAGCAAAGCTGCAAAACATGCTGTATAGCATGTTTCTGGGCAATTTCCCCAATGAAGAAGAACATAAACAAATTGATAGCGTAGATAATACAATGCTCTATCACGAATTTCTACACTACACATCCGAAGAATTGATAAACTATAAAAGCGAAATTCTATCTAAACCGGATTTTAAGTTCATTGACTTTAAAACTGTAGAGCAAGAATATAAGGATTTATTCTACAAATTATCACAAGTATAAGAAAGCTATTCTTTTCTTAATTCACAACATAGACTAAGACTTTCAGTATTGGTATATGTAGACAGGTGACAAATAATCAGCAATGCATACTTCGCACAATTATGCACAGTCGTAATGTTTTTTAAGCCTTCTTAGGAAAGGTCTACCAACAAAATTGTGCAATCGTGCGGATTGTGCAATAAGATTCAACATTTTGTTTAGATTGTAGCAAATTTTATACATTTACGGTAGATATTAACGAACTGGATAATACCCCGGACAATGCACTATACATATTGTCGTTAAACATTAGGGAAAATTTCAATATCGAACAGTGTATGACCAACCGTTCGCAAAGCATTGATATATATATACAGTTGAAGATTTATTGCGCTATATTTGCAATCACAACGGAAATTTTAATTCACTCATGGAGATAGAAAGTTTTGGTCCAATTTGCCTAAGGAGGCTGAAAGCGATATTATTGAAACACAAGATAATATACGAAAGCGGATATAGCTACTTGTTGGAATATTTGATATAAGTGCAATCTTCATTAACTGATAGGAACGCACAGTCCGCACGATTGCACGATTTTGCTTCCAGACCTTTCCGAGCAAGACTTAGAAAATATTGTAACTGTGCGAAAATGTGCAGATTATGCGCAATTACAGCATTCTATTTTTGTTACAAAATCAAATAACCAGCTAAATCTTGACTATCTTCTGCACTTAGGTGATTATCAATAATATCCCACACTAATGTTTTACCTACAATTGATTGTATAAGGCTAGCAAGGTTATATATATCCTCTAATTCTAATTTGCAGTCTATATTCCCAATAAATAGTAATTTACACTCTTTGTTTGCTTCCACTTTGATGGAATTATTAATTAACTGGCGAATAATATCAATAGATAAATCAGAGAAGTTTAGTGACAAGATGATACTTTCACTATCTCTAATAACCTTAAACTTAAAAGACTTCACTTTCATTGTAGCTTGCTTTTTAATTGGAGTATATTATCAGCTTATGTTATCAAAACGTGCAATTTGACTGGAAAACTTTAATAGAGTATCTCCCATCTTTCCATTACGATTCTTGGCTACAATAATTTCAGCCATACCATGCAAATCGTTTCCCTTTTCATCTTGGAATATCCTATAATACTCCGGACGATGGATAAAGCAAATCATATCTGCATCTTGTTCAATTGTTCTGGATTCTCGTAGATCACTTAATTGAGGACGTTTTCCATCAATGCCTTCACAGTTTTCTCTACGATTTAACTGAGAGAGAGCAATGATAGGAATGTTCAATTCCATAGCCAATGCTTTGAGCGAACGAGTAATTACGCTAACCTCTTCTTCACGATTGCTATAAATCATGCCACTTGCATTCATCAGTTGGAGATAGTCAATGATAATTAGCTTAACTTGATGTTCTCGTACAAGGCGAGATGCCTTAGTGCGAAGTTCTTGTACAGATAACGCTGGTGTATCATCCAGAAAGATAGGTGCGTCTTCTATAATTTTTTCTGCATCATCCAATAAAGCTTGTTCTTTCTCACTATACAATTCTGCATGATTTATTTCCACGTTGCTTACATTTGATAAAAAACGATTCATGAATTGAACAGTGGACATTTCGAGGCTAAAGTAAGCAATAGAGGTTCTATTAAGGATGGCGATATTTCTCGCCAAGGATATTGCCAATGCTGTTTTCCCCATTGCCGGGCGTCCGCCAATCACAATTAATTCTCCTTTTTTCCAACCGAATGTGATTTTATCCAATTCAGTGAAACCGGATTGTATGGCTCTCTCACCTACATACTCATATTTGAATATACCCAATTTTTTCATATTCTTTTTCTTATTTAGTCTTAGTGTGAGCAAAGTAACTAAGACATATACGTCATTTTACGACGTAACTCTCGAAAAAAAGAAACCGCCACAACTTGACATTATAGCGGTTCTTATTCGTGGTTAGTATGTAATATATTGATTTACATTTTATTACATGAAAACAAATGACTTTTATTCCACATCATTGTTCAAGAAAATATCCAATTTAGCTTCGGAAGTCTCTGCTTTTTTAAATAATTTCTCAATAGGAGTAATTTTCTTGCTATACCATTTCCTCATTTTGGAACTAACAGTTGCATACTGTTGGAGTATAGCCAACGTCTCGCTCAAGTTTTTACCCTCCAAGCTTAAAGTAAGGTATTCAGTTGTTGCAAGATATGCATTGTAAGCATTCTTGTGTATTTTGGGCACATTATCTTTATACCCTTGTTGACCTCTATAATAAGTGTAAGAACATTCCACGCATTGTAAGTCATCTGAAATCTGTTCTACTATTTTTTTCATCATAGATAAAGTATCATACTTCTGCATGAAGTCTCGACTGATTTTATCAATGTATTCACTTATCAATTTTATCGATTTATAATATTTCCCATCGTTTTCTTTAATCCCTCTTTCCGTATATTCATTGCGTAGACGAATAACATCGTCTAATTCTTTTTTATGCGTTTCGACCGCAGTCTCTAAAGCCGAGGATTTTCCACTACTCTCATATAATCCTTTTCTACAATATAATACGTCAGGACGAACAAACTCCATTTCTTTTATATTCATAGAAACTTTTGTAGGGAGAATTTCTTGCAGCTTGTTATATAAGGAATCATACTGAAGTTCTAATAGCTTTTCTTTTCTTAATTGCTCCACATCATTTCCATTTTGATCTACTATCTTCTTAGAATATACTTCGTTATCTTTATATAAAGATACCTCATAATATTCATTTCCTGCTTCTCTCAGAACTTTTATAGATTTGGTTAAAGTACCATTATCATAACATTCTATCACATCTGTGCTTAGGTTCTCTTTTTGTGTGATAGTTTTGCCATCTTCCGCATAAAACGAAATGATATTATCATCTAGTTTCTCAATTAATATGCCCGTTTCGCTATATCTGGTATACTGAATTGGAGTTGTTATATTTCCATAGTTTCCCGGTGTCACTTGAAGTATTCCTTTGTATTCTGTTTGTCCGTTTTGAAACCAGTTTGTGTTATATTGTTTGTCACCTACTAATTTTGCATGGCTTTTCTTTTGCCCTCTATTTTTGGCATCCGTGTAGTAGGATGTTTTCTCTATCATTTCATCTTCCTTATATATACATTCTTCCAAAAGATAGTGTCCACTACTTCCCAAATTATAATTCTTTTCCACTCCGCTCTTTTTTCCATTCAGATAGTTTGTGGATTTAGAAATATATTTTTCGGGTGTTCCGAAATATTCGATACATAATCCATGTAAAGCTCCATGATTGTAGTTTGCGGAGATTAGTAACATTCCATTCCTGTCGTATTCCTTATAGGAACCATGTCTTGTTCCAGTACCCGCAATTACAGTAAAAGACTCATGTAAACGGGAATTCCCCCAATCCCAATAAGTTTTTTTAGTCACAAGATTCTGCGCACTAGCTATATCAACTGATGATATTATAATGCAAATAAAAAATAAAATTCTAAATTTCATATTCTCCTTGATATTAATTTCTTTTTTGTTGTATGCAATCTCAATTTATCTGTACGATGTTGGTAATAGGATTAGGCGTTGATTCCGTAATTTCCACATTACCGTCTATATCAATCGTTCCGATAACAGATTGGCTTGTGCTATATTGAAAACCTGCAAAATATAGCAAATCCGAACCCTCCATTGTATAAATGGAACGAAAATCAATGCCTTTGCTTGACAAGTCCAATTCCTTGATACTGTAGTTCTCCAATACTATAATATCCAATTTATCCACAGATTTTCGTGCATATAAAGCATTTGCTGTCAAATAAGTGGAATAATCTGTATTGAAGAATCCGTTTAGATTAACAGGAATCTCAGTCAATGTCCTTGTTGCAAGTATATATTCATAAGTGCGACCATAAACATTTATCAGCATTGTAGCCCTGCGTTCGTTCCATTTTACTTGTATATCATTCGGCTGTGGTATTCCCCAATAGTCAAGAAGTTCCGTCTCTACCATAATTTGACTTTGGAGTTCTTGTTTCTCATTTAACTTACTAATTACAAGTTTGTAAGAATTGTATTCTCCACTAACAGCAGTGAGGTATAAATCCTCATTGTCGTGAGATACAAAAGCGTTTCCATATTCTGTTTGGGGTATAAAGCTAGAAATTATAAACTGTTGTGTGCCATACGACGGACGGATATATCTGTAACCATAGAAACAAGTTCCCTTATTGTTGACTACAAAAGAAAGGGAATTATCTGCATACAATTCTAACTTTAAATTAGAAATATCTTGTGTATGAATTTTATAAAGTCTTCCTCCGTCCATATTGTTTTCCATGTTAGCCATGACATAGATATTTCCCTTATTGTCTGTTACAGCATTCTCTCCATTTAGTCCTGCACCTAAATCATATATCGCTTCTGTCGCTTTATCAATAAGATAAGAACACCCTCCAAGCACAGTGACATCGACGTTGTCTGGAAGTAAATTTCCATCTTCACTATATGAGGGTTTATAATTTATGGGCTTACCTGTATTTATCATCAGATACTTTTTATTAATATCCCATATTGAAAATGAACCGCTTATTCTAATCGTATCACCCTTATTGTCAATCCACGATAATTCCATGTCTCTACCGTCTTTCTTAATCTGCCGATATTGGGTAGAAGAAGAACGGGTATTAGTTCCACTTGTATAGATATACTTTGCATCTTTGATATTCAACCCCACAATATCACCGTGTTGTGGCGGTTGGGGCAGTTCATCATCATTGCTGCAAGATACAAGAAAAAAGGCTGTACAAGCAGCCAATAAATACTTCAATTTCATAATGCTATTTTTTAATATTATTAGTAATTCTATCTGATAATTCTTTCAATCCTATATCATCTAAGCTTTTCAACTTAGCTTCCTTCCCTATCAGAAGAGGGTGTTTAGGATAGCCTTTCGTGGTAGCTCCGTAGGCTTTAAAATGATAATTTCCACTAAATAGGCTGATTATACCTTGTATGTTCTTATCTTCGTTTCCGAATAGCAAATCAGACAAGTATGTCCGTTTCGTATCGTCAATAATCGCCCCCCAAGCGCACCACACATCTGCCCGTTCAATAGTGGACAACAATTCTTCTATGGCTGCAAGATTGCGCAAATGAATCTCCATACTGTAAGTATCATCTATATCCATGTTGTTCGGATTGGTCGCTCTTTGAGGGTAAACATTCAGCATATACCATGCTCCATATTCACCGCTTCTTTTTGCATAGTCCTGCACCCTTCTCAATGTCGGGTCAAGGAAGTTAGGCAGTGCCATGCTAGGATTGATACCAATGCAAACCAATACATTCTGTTTATCTGTATCGAATTGCTCCCCCAACACGTAGCGAACATCTGTAAGTTCGCAATTATAGGTTTTTCGATATTTCTCTGCCGATTCATATTCATAGAACCAACCTTTTCTATCTGTTTTTTTGTTCATAACCTTACTTAACCACTTAGCATTACTAAGCGCAAAGATAAATCTTTTTTTCATCTTTACAAATTCAAAAACAAGGTTTTATGAAGTCAGATATTGATTTGTTCGTTATTAATAGGATTAAAGAAAAGCGGAAAGAGCTAAATGTGTCACAGCGTGGTATGGCTGCGATACTTGACTGTACTGCTGGCTTTATCGGACAAGTTGAAAGCGAGAACTCTGATACTAAGTATAGTGTACATCAACTGTACCTTATAGCAAAGGATTTTGAGTGTTCACCTGCTGATTTCTTTCCTCCTATTAATTCTGACCTTGAATAACCTGTTTCGCTGCAAAGCTAAGGTTATGGATACGACAGTTTAAGACGGTGCTCTAATTTTTTTTCTCATATTTTACGATTTAAACAAAAAAATAACCACTACATTGCTGTAATGGTTATCTTCTTATCCTTTTAAGTTATCAACTTTCTATAATATCTTCTGATTCAGTACAGGTGTGAATTATAAAACGCTGTATTAGTTGGATATTTTTCATAATCTTTCGTATTGGGACAATGCCTTTAACAATCGTTGCTTAATTCTCTCTCTTAGATGAATGGGAGACAAGACTTCTATATGTTCTCCGTAACTGATAATCTTATTTTCTAATTCGGGATTGATAATGAGGCACAAAGTTAAGATGTTCTCGTTAATAGTCTGTGAGTGGTGCAATGGCAAAGCATTCAGATAATGGAGCATCGTTTCGGAAACTTTTAGCTTGACTTCTTCTATTGGGGTATTAGAGTTGTTGTCCGGCTCATATACCAGCCCATATACTTGATTGAACTTTTCTGCAACTTGTTCCAGTACTTTTTCTCTTTGGAATGGTTCATCTGTGACAATAAGATTGTGAATCCTATCTAGTCCGAAAGTGCGGAATGCTTTCAATTCATCGACAAAGGCAAACAGGTACCACATTCCCTCAAACTCTTTCAGTAGATAAGGAGAAACGGTATAATCTTTTGATGTACCATTCTGATAATTTCTATGTTCAAAGCGGACAATCATTTGGTTTTGGATTACTTGTAATAAGCAACCTATGTTTTCAATTCCTTTTGCACGGGGATTGGGGCTAATCGACAAATATTGAAGAATTTTGTTTTTGTCTTTGATAGTGGAAAGGACAATATCAGAACTTTCAGCCAATCCGATAAAATAAAGCAACTTGTCGAAATCCAGCGTATTGTCTGTTTGAGCAAAATAGCCATTTTTCTGTTCATCGTATATAATCTCAATATCGAAATTACTCCGTATATCGGCTAAGTCTCTTTGGAAAGTTCTTTCGCCTATCTCGGTATCATAGCGTTTCAGATAATCAAGCAAAGTACGCTTGCTAGGATAGTCGTTTTGGAGAATCCTACGAATAATCAGATAGTCTCTTCTTATGGTGTTCTTTGTTGGCATAGTGAATAAGTTATTAGTTATGATAGTTGCTACTTATCAGCAGGTATAATAGCAAGCGTGCACAATCCGCACAATGATGCACGGTCTCTGTGTTCTCTAAGTCTTATTAGGCAAGGGCTGGTAACACGACCGTGCAATCGTGCGGATTGTGCATCATTTTTTATCTCTATAGTCGGGTGTACCAGCCAAACTCAGATGATTAACAAGCGCATTTACTATATGATCACCTTTGGTTGCATAGCTATTATTACTTTTTAATAAATCGCAAGTAATTTGAGCTTTTTCAACCTGTTTCTTACAATTCGCACTTTTTAGTCCAAAATTTTTCACTACAAAATCATTAAAATAAGTTCCCACTGTGTCTATATCCATATCAAGAATTTCAGCGATAAATCTTTCTTTGTTCCCCTGTGTTTCAGGAGTAATACCAGCAGCTTCAATTAAGGAATTCAGCATTAAAACTCTAATTCTTTGGGTATGCACTTTTGCACTTTCTGTCTGTAGTTTCTTTAATAATTTCACAGACTCTTCCGTGATAAGCTCTCGCCAGAACTTTATTTCAGACGGGATTCCATTATTCGGTTTGATTATTATGTCATGAAGAGATGCTAGTTGCGAGATAACATTTGTAAGCCTAGCATCATACTCCATTACACAAGTAGGTGTCAATTTGCTAATACATTTTTCTGCTGACAATTGTAGTTCTTTTACAACTTTCTTCTCCATGAAATGACGAGCTAAAAGAGTTCCTTTATATAATATAGAATACTCAATATTTTCGGGACCATATTTATTCACAATATAATCTTTATGTTTGGCACGAAACAAAGCATCTTGTAGTTCATCACCTTCAAATACGTCACTTTCTTTATATTCAATCCCGTCAAGTTCGAAACATTGAATTAACAAATCGTCAAATATATTCTGATTAATCTTTATTTGACGATTTATTATTTTATCATTATCAAGATATAAAATTCTATTATTATAATGATAATACTCAATAATTCGGTCTTGCCACCTATCATTTATTAAGGTCAATAGTTCTTCAAAAATCAACGAGAATCTCTTTGGTACTATTTCACTAATTATTATAGATGATGTTTCTGCCACAAAAATAAATTCTTCTATAGCAATTCTATCTTCGATATTATAAATATCTTTACTCATTGGTTTAAGATTTAAATGAATAATATTTTGTCTATCTCTTTTAATTGTCCACACAGTCCGCACAATCGCACGGTTTTGTCACAAGTTCTTTTCCAACAAGTTCTTACAACATTCCAAACCGTGCGAAACTATGCATATTATACACTCTCTTACATGGCTCTAAAGAATGCGTGTTCTTGAAGAGCGATTGCGTTCTCTTCCTTTGAAACTCTAATATACCGCATGAAGCTGGATTCGGTTGTATGTCCGGTAATCTGCATTATGGATAAACTAGGAATCCCTGCTCTATAAGCATTGGTTGCAAAACTTCTTCTGGCTGTATGACTTGTTACCATATCGCATTTCTCATAAGTCACTTCCTGCCGTACTCCACCCGTTGTCTCAATTATAGATACAAAGTTAGTAATTTCAGCCATACGACATAATTTTTTAAGCATCCTATTTGTACTTTGATTACATTGTACCTTAGGAGGTTTATTCCCGTACTTAGCAAAAATTGCTTCTACTTTCGGATGCATGGGAATCACCACCAAAGTATTGGTCTTTTGGGTGACAATCGTTAGCATCTTTTGAGCAAAGTTCAAATGCTTCTGCTCTAACCGAACTATATCGGAATAGCGCAATCCGGTGTAACAGGAAATCAAAAAATTATCCCTGACTTGCGCCTGATTATCCGGTAGTACCAACGCATAGAGTCGGTTCAATTCTTCTTCGGTCAAGTAAATTGTCTCTACATTCTCCTTATATGCCTTGAACTCCTTACGCTTAAAATCATCATTGGTGGTGTAATGATTTTCATAAGCGTAGCGAGTCATTACTTTGATATTCTTGATAAACTTACCTATTACATTGGGCTTATACTTGCCACGGGCATGGGTAGCTTCATTAAGATACTTGATGAAATCATTGTAGAAATCTACCGTAATCCCGTCCAATCTCAACTTAATGCGTCTGCTAGTACAATATCGTTTGATAGCACTTTGAGTCGAGATATAGTTTCGGATTGTACCCGGTACCAGCTTCGCTCCCTTACTGTTCAGGATTACTCCATCTCTACAGAGTGAAATATAATATTCCATGAAACTAGGGAAGTCAGAGAAAGTACGCTTAACTTTGGTTTCTTGCTGTAATTCCTTTTTCAATTCTTCCCTAACTAAGTCCACTGTTGCGTAAATGTCACGGAATTTAAAGTTCTCCAATACTTTCATTAAAGCATTCCTGGTTTTCTCAATCTCCTTATTGATGTTGCGCATCTTCAACTGTAATAGTGGATTACCCTTCAAATCGGGATTACGCTTTGCATCCTCAACAGCACCCCCCGAAGCAGCATCCCAATGTTTGGGGCAAATCTTATAATCTATTGGTAAGTAATAGGTTAGGCGGTCGCCATTGATATTAACTCTGACTCTGATTAATGACATGTCTTGCGTTCCGTTCTTCACTGAGAAACGAATTGCATCTTTTCCATAAAAAATTTCTTTTATAGCCATAACTACTTGTGTTGATTTTTAATTTTCAAGACCTTGTATTCAAAAATCGTTCCGCTTACAATGAATTTAAACTGCATCTTTAGAATGATTTATCAATAATTAAGTTTTAACAATATGACGGCTTGTCAGATACCACACAAGTCTATTTATAGGTTCTTACTGATAGCTTGAGTAACTAAAGTAGAAGCATACACACAGAACAGACAACACCCCTTCTTCTAATGGAGCATTGCCCGTTTCTGCTGCATATCTTATCGAATGTCGGCTGTCACATCATCATCTTCTTCTTTCCATGAAATTGTTAGTTCCTCTTGTGAATTTGGTTTTATTTTTTGTGGATTTTTCAACCCCTCTACCTCTTCTTGTGTAGGCAATATAGATTGTATCTGTTTAGCAAATTCAGAATCCATATCTAAAGGCTCTTGTTTTTTAGGCTGATTTGATCCCTTAAAAAGATTGGCGAGCCCCGGTATTTCCGCTTTTTTTACAGCTGGAGTAGGGTTTTCTATTTTAATATCAAATGCTTCCGGTTTTACCTCCTTTTCAGCCATTAAGATATAATCTGCAATATCCAAACCTCTATCCCGTTCCTCTGCCGTGGCTTGTTCCTCCAACCCTTCATAAACAGATATATTTATACCATCCATAGCCAAATCTTCAGCCCTTATTTTCCAATCCTCCGTTGCTTTCAGGTCTGGAAATAAGATTACTTCACGACCACGGAGATCATTATAGACTTCAGGGCTTGTCCATTTACAGCCAAATTGCCCACCTGTAGCCAACCAAACGTATTCAGGCATTTGTATTGCGCAAATCAATGCAGTTTTCTCCGATTCAACAAGTGCCACAGGCTTATCTGGAAACTTGTTTAAAAGATGTACGCCAAATAGACATTGTTTATTGATAAACTCCTTATCATACATAAGCATTTTACCCATATACATGGATGCCGGAGTCTCTGGCTTATTCTTCTCGTAATGATGGGTTCTTCTGTTATAAATCAGAAATTCATCATTTCCTTTCAGCCGTTTGCCTGTTTTGGGATTGTATGCCATAACTTTAACCTGACGAATCTTACCTTCTCTATCCATTTGTAAAAATGCAGTGCCAAACTTACCATCTTTATAATAATGTTTTGCAACCATTACTTCGTACAGGTTAAACACTTCCACCGCTTTTTCTCCAAAAATAAGGTAAAGGAAGAAAAGCAATGCACCATTCATAAAGTCATTTACACTTGAAAGCATAGAAGACTTGCTTTCAATACGTTCAGAAGCAATTTCTGAAACTACTTCCTTTTGTTCGATTTCTTTCGTCATCTTGTTGTTGTTTATTTGGTTAATATTATTCTTAGGGCTCTCCATATAGCCACAGCTGTTAATTCTCTCGCAACGACCAAACTCATAAGGCAAATACTGTCCAGTCTGATTGTCAACGAAACGAGTATATCGCTTTTTGCCACATTTAGGACAGACACTATACTCACGTCCATCACCACTGGGTTCCAGTGAACACCTAAATATTTCATTTGTCATTGTACTTTCTATTTTTTTTGTATGCCTGCGCAAAGTTTATTGTACAGGCATACACAGGTTATTAATCTTCGACAAACATTTTCCTGTTCATCCCATATCCCTCTTTCTTGAAGAACTTGTCATTTTTCAAGAAGCGTTTGAGCACCCATTCTCCCATGCCTAAACTTGCAGCTATCTTGATGCCATCACTTGTTTTGAATGATCCATTAGGAAGAGCATCATATACCGCACTTTGTTCTTTTGTCATCAAGTGCCGTACATCCTCTTTATAGACTAGTTCGTGCATTAATTCAACTTGACTTTTAAAATAATCAACGATTTTAATCGCACCTTCGACAGCCCTCACACTGATTGCCCTACCCTCTCCTTCACCAAAAGCGTAGTACATCATTTCAAGAATCAACGCAAATCGCAAAGCATTCATATCCATTTTCGCATGTGATCCCACATAGGATTCATTTGTATCGTCCATCAAACGGAGGCGATGATTTTCCCCGTTTCGCCACTCGGTAATCAGAGCCCGTGCTTCGGTGGTAAAATCTAATATATTAGATACGATGTTATCATCTTCTCCCTTAATTTCTGGCAGTGCATCTAATTTTTCAAAAGCTGACTTCACCGCTTCTTCTAACACTGAATCAACTTCTTTGTCCGTCCACTCTGGAATATTATTATCCAGTTGAGCACAGAACAAGAACCTATCAGGTAGCCCGTTATCGGTTCCTGTAAACATTTGTTTGAATACATCCGGTTGTGTCCCCCCGATTATTGAACAAAAAGGATTATTGATTTTGATTGGGTCGGAACCTTTCCGATTCACATTAATGGGCATATGACTCCACATACTTAAAAGTATCTCTGTATCGCTTCCAGCCCTATATCTATTCATCGTACCGAATAGTCCTTTCAATTCGTCATGATAAAGCAGGATTCCACGAGGATTCTCGTACAAGCACGCCAAAATAGCCTCCATTGTAGCATCGTTAAGAACTCTTTGCTTGAGGGTCGGATACTCCATAGGTTCAACCTCCTCACCATTCTTTCGCCTCACTTCATTTTCCTTGTAAGCCTTTACTTCATTCTTATAAGTAGAATATTTCCCAAGATCGCACTCCAATAAAAATTTTAATGCGTATTTAATGGGGGCAGATTTTCCTTTGGATGGCTTTCCAATCAGCACAACAAAGAGGGCGCAGCTCTCTATAAAATTGTTGTAGTACCGCACGAGTGTCGTATTACCCACGACAGCACCAAAGGCTACAAGAAAACTGACAGAACTGTAAGAGGCAGCGAAACCGTAGAAGCTTTCAAGCTGCTCAATCAGAGCAGCTAAAGCTTTAGGAAATACTTCCTTGTAGGGAAATGGTTTATTTTCCATACTTTTCATTGATTTATTGTTATTAAAAATTTCTCAATATCTTTTTCAGAGAACAATACCCGTTTGTATGCTTTCTTCATTTTCAAGTCACCATTTCGCACCATTCTATAAATGGTACTCCTACTGACATGAAGTAACTCGCACACTTGTGGGATTGTTAGGTACTTAGCTGAAGGCTTCTTATTAATGTCCTCTTTCAAGGCAGTAATCTCATCCCTCAACTCAAACAATGGTTCAAGCTGCTTTTGCAACTCGTCATTTTCTATTAATTGAATTTTTTCATTCATATTATTAACATATATTTAATTAATACTATTTTAACTCATCTCTATTGTCCAACATGTAAAGAACTCTATTATCAACCCCTCCTCTTTTCCACCCTCTCTTGCATCTTTCATTGGGTGGTTAGCGATTAACTTCGGTACAAAGGTAGATGAATAATTTTAAATACAAAACAGTAACTATCTAACTATCAATATATTACAGTCAAACACAATTTGTAATTCACTTCTAAAAATGATATATTTTACTTCTAAATCATTTATGATTAACTTTGAAAAAAACATCAGTTCACTTCTTTTTTCGTTTATATCAACAAAAAAAAGAAAACAATACATTAACATACATTAACATGAATAACTCTTAAAACAAGGACTAAAGACATTTTTCAGCCAAATAAGCAATTGTTTTACACACCAAAATATAGATAGAATCAGATGAAATCAGGGAGGTTCAATGAATTTAGAGCAGATTAATCTAAAAACAATGCATATTTTGCATACTTTCGCACGATGAAATTAATTTCTAAGTACCGTTAGGAAAGCGAATATACAATAAGAGTGCAACCGTGCGAATCGTGCGCTAATGGTCAAACTTACAGTTAGTGACCGTAAAGGACTTGAAACGCATGATGAGATACATTGTCGAAAATGGGGTTTGAGAAGAATATAACAACGGGAGACCAACGGAGATTCCAAATTGGATATTCGGAGTGTTTTAGGAGGAAGCAGGAGGTATATATAATAAGGTATAGAGGGGAGGTTTACTAGTAGTGGACAATCAAAGGTTTCCATGAGAGAGCCTCAATCCTGATATGAAAGTAGGAGTATTACTAAGACAGACTTGATACAGTTGTAATTTACCTAATGACCTCAGTATGATATTATCCTTGCAACAGGTCAAAGTAAGAAACATTATAGAAATTAGTCTTAGAACAGGTTTGCATCTGGTCTCCACATTGATGTATGTGTCCGAATACATGGTTATGCGGTTTATGCTTGCTGATTACCTTTTGCAGCAGAGTGCAGCCGGATTCTTCATCAAGTACTCCCTTAGCTGGTCCATGAGTTATTAAAAAATCTACTTTATTTGGAATTTCGATTGCATGATGTAACCATGGACGAGCGGCAAGAGAATAAAATGAAATATCATCATATTTCATTCCAGAGTTCTCCAACAATCTAATGCCTCGTGGAATTAGCAATCTCGCTTCATCCGGACATAAGTCAAATAGAAGTTCATGGTTGCCAGCTACAAATATACGTAGTAAGGCAGGTTGAGCAGCATACCAATTAAAGAAGTCGGATAGCTCTTGTTTCTCAATACCATTTATTCCATCTCCGGCACAAATTAGAATGTCAGCTTCTGACGGAATTATTAAACGTGAATGCATTCCATGAGTATCTGAAAAAGCAAATAGGGTGTGATTTTTATAGGGAATTACCATGCTCTTTATTCTTTAGTACAGTTTCAGACAATAAAAATAGCAGATTAATCAAAGAGAAGCAAGCAATAAGCGGTCTTTTATTTCTTTTACCTACATACTTTCAATGTTAATTTGAGTGGAGCTGTGCTCTGGGAGGGAATCTTATACTAATATGCTGATATAAGAGCATTACAAGATTACCTTATTATAATAAGATAGATATATTGGAACCCGATTTGGTATCAACTTTCGCAAGAGTTCCAACTATGTCGCAAGAATAGAACTCGAACCAATAAACTTTCTTGTTTCGCAAAACACCTTAAACAACTTAGGATAGTATAAGAGGCATGTTATAAGTATATTCTCATGCCCGATAGATACGTCATGCAGTGTCACCCTGTGCCCAAAAATTGGAACCCCGATTGGAACCCATAAAAAATAAGCCCTTGAAAGTACCTGACTTTCAAGGGCTTTAAAGTGATAGTTGAGGTTCCTGGCGAACCTCTTTTTCTTTATTTCGCTTGTTTGTTCAATAAAACACAATATGCGCATTACACTATAAATCAGATAATTATTTATTTCAAGAAGAAAATACAATAAAATGAGATAAAAAAATGTAGTACCAATGTAGTACCAAATAAAAAAGAACCTCTATCTTTGTAGTACCAATTTAAACCGTGAAGATTATGGCAGCTACATTCATTTTGAGAACTGATAAAAGCGAGGGATATGCAACCTTATACGCCCGCATACAAAACAGAGTACCAAAGATTAATATTCGGGTATCCACCGGATTGGAAGTTGATATAAGGGAATGGAATAAGTCGTTGACTGGAGCAAAAGCACTGACAGCGTTTAGGAATGGAAAAGGCAAAGAACTTTATCTTAAACTTGATGCTATTTCCTCCATGTTTGACGCTTTTATTAAGAATGGTGTAGCGATTACTTCTGATATGGCGAAAGAGCGCATACATAAGATAGTATATGCCGAACAAATAGTAGCCGAAAAAGAACGTGCCGAGGCTGAGGCTAAAGCATTGGAAGAAGAGCAGGCTACCAACTTCAACGACTTCATCACTCAATTCATACATGAATGCGAATCAGGTAAACGAAAGAAAAAGGGTGGTACTACAAACGTTTCACCTGGGACCGTCAAAAGTTACAAAGGTTTTCAAGCTCAATTCAAAGAATATCAAAGCACCCGGTTACGAGTCATAGACTTTTCAGATTTGACACTGGACTTTTACAATGACTTCCGGTTGTTCCTAACTGACAAAGAGTATTCCCCGAACACTATTGCCCGGATGGTAAAGATATGCAAAACGATCTGTTATGCTGCCGAACAACTGAAGCTAATGGATGCTGGCAACGTGCGATCCGGATTCGATGTAATTTATAAAGATGTAGATAATATATACCTAACAGAAGAACGCATACAGGAACTTTACGAATATGACCTATCTAATCGTCCGGCATGGGAGAAAGTGAAAGATGTGTTTGTAGTGGGCTGTCTGACCGGGCAGCGTGTGAGTGATTATAAGCGTATCAATGCAAAAATGATTGTTACCCTGAATGATGGGAACCAGTATATCAAACTGAAACAGGAAAAGACCGGAAACATAGTGTATATTCCTTTAGATTTTCGTGTTGATGCTATCCTGAACAAATATGCCGGAGAACTACCCAAAGTATACGACCAAAAGATTAATGACCACATCAAAGAGATTGGCGAGGCTTTGGGATGGACGGAAATAGTAGAGCTAGACGAACAACGGGGAGCAGTGGAGTACACCGCTAAGAAACGTTTTTGTGACCTTCTTAAAACTCACACCTGCCGGAGAAGTCTTGCAACCAATATGCAAAAGGCGGGTGCATCCCTTAGCTCTATCATGGCGATAACTGGGCACAGCAGCGAACAGCAGCTAAAGACTTATCTTAAACTTGATGAATCAGAAAAGAGTATGCTAGCAGCAAAAGAAAATTATTTCACGAAATTAAGAATAGCAAAATAAAGTTGACTATGGAAAATATTAGTGCTATCTCAATAGAACTAGGCATACGAAGAATGAAGAACACCAGAAATAAAGCAAGATGTTTTGAATCATTGGATACAACGTTTAGCGATATTGCATACAAAAGAGACGTACCCACCCAAATTAGCGAGGAAATTATCAACTTCATCGAGACAACAAACAATAATGCATTGAAATTAAACCCTCAAAAAATTGCATGGGTTAAAGAATGGGCGCAAATTAAAACAGAAGAACGTTTGCCGCCCGTAGGTCTTAGTTTAAGAGAAGTGATTCAAAAGCATATAACTAGAAGTGAAATAATAAAGCAGGGAAGAATAGATATACCTGCAGCTAATGTAAGCTGTGATTTCAAAAAAGAACTCATAACCGCCATCTATAATAAATGCAATGGTGTACAATGGGAAAGTATCACTAAAGATTATTTTATAGACTTACTAAACAGCAATGGTAACAACCAATCGCTAAGTATAATGAAAAACGAAACCAATAGAACAAAATGTGTATTTAGAAAAATAGCTAACTGTATCGAAAATAAAGATACTCGTAAAGCATGGATTGAAGGTATAAAAAATAATATTTTTGATGGTGTAGACTTTATGAAAGCAACACTACAAACAAATAAATATAGTGCCGGATATAGCGAAATTGATGTCAATTTTAAACCATTTTTAGACAGACTGTAAAAGTCCCACAATAAACCCACAACAAGTATTCAGTAACGCATTGATAATCAGATTTATCTTTGCGTTATTTTTTTTATTGTGCCACAATACCCACAATATTTTCACAATATAACTTTGCAGTTGAAGATAAGGACGTGTACACCCTGGCTTCATAACCATTTAAAAGAGTAAGTTATGAACGAATTAAATTCAACTCAGCAGGCAGTTATAATTAGCTTCTTTGCTCCTGTTATAGATGTGATTGTAGATAGAGTCTCAGAAAAGGTATTATCTGCAACTACAAAGAAAGAACCAAAGTATTACACCCGTCAAGAAACCGCAGATTTACTTCGTGTGACTTTGCCAACATTGGCGAGGCTCACCAAAGACGGGCTTATTATCTGTAAACGTGTAGGTAGTAGGATTCTCTATGAATCAAATGCTATTGATGAGGCAGTAAAACAAAAAGTAGTCTTTAAATATCGGAGGGGATAGCATGAACGAAAAGAAAAAAGCAGCCTCCACAACCGCCAATCTCCTCAACAACAGGAGCAAAGATACAGGTTCTTCACGTATCATCCAACAGGTAAGAGCTATTTTCTTATCCGGACGGAAAGTAACAGCAAAGGAAATCAATGCCGAAACAGATTCTAATGATGCTAGGCGTGTCATTTCCACCCTTCGCAAAGATGAAGGTTGGAACATTCAAGACGTTAGCCTAGACGATGGTAGAAAACTTTATTGGCTAGAGCCAGATAAACGACAAATGTCAATTGATTGGGAAGGAGGTACGGAATGAGTGAAGATACTAGGCAAAGAGACACATTCATCTTTTACAGAAGTTTCAAAGAGAGCATGGGCGATTTATCGGACGCTGATAAATTGACTATGTATGAAGCGATAACAGATTACAGCCTCGATATGAAAGAACCTGAATTAACCGGATTTCCCAAAGCTTTATTTTCTCTAATACGTCCTTTTCTTGATGCCAATACACAACGTTGGAAAAATGGCTGTAAAGGTGGTGCGCCCAAAGAGAACAAAAACAATCGTTTTTCAAAAAGTACAACCGAAGTACAACCAGAAGTTAACCAAAGTACAACCAAAGTACAAGCTAATAAGGATAAGGATGTAGATAAGGATAATAATAAGGATATAGATAAAGAAAATGGTAAAAAGAAAGATTCGGCCACTGCCTCACTTTCCGACCGAACTGAAAAATTCAAAGAAGAATTAACTCCCTTCGTAGAGAAGTACGGTAAGGATATGATTTTCGCTTTCTTCGACTATTGGAGTGAACCAAACAAGACTGGAGCAAAGATGAGATGTGAACTTGAAAAGACATGGAATACTGCCGGACGGTTAAGAACATGGGAAAGGAGGAGAAATGAAAAACGTTAATTACTACTTGCATGACAAAGAGTGTGAGTTATGTGTACTTGGAACTCTGTTAATCGAACGTGATGCTATCCACCAAGTGAGGGAGTTATTAACCCCTAAAAGTTTCTATATTGGTTTCCATAGTGAGATATATTGCGCCATCCTTGCAATGACCGACCGAGGAGACCGTGCCGACATGGTGAGTATCATGCCGGAACTAACAAAGCGTCATGTCGAATTTCAACCCTTTGACATTGCAGCTATTGCCGGTAATCAAACATTTGACCTAGTTCAATATGCTTGTAGGCTTAATGAACTGGAAAAGCGTAGGAGCCTTTACGAGATGGGACAATATCTTGTAACCAATGGCAGCAATGAATCGGAAGATATTGAGGATGTTGTTCAGTCTGCCAATGATAAGCTATCGTCCATATTCGGAGGTTTGGAAAATCACGTTAAAACCGCATGAACGAAGTTTATCAACGGGTTAATGACAATCTGAATAGCGTTAGCATTCCTGGCACACCAACCGGATTTAGTGCTATTGATAACAAAGGAGGGTTTCAACCTACTAACCTGATTATTTGTGCCGCCGAATCCAGTCAAGGAAAAACAGCTTTCGCAAATGCTGTGACACTATCGGCAACAAAAACCGGGGCAAAGGTTGCTTTCTATTCAATGGAAATGAGCGGCACACAGCTAATGACAAGACTTGCAGCTATAGAATCACGCATTCCTGTAGCAGCGTTGACCAATGAAAGACTAAACGATTCTCAGATACAAGATTTCGATAGATCAGTTAATACTTTATCCCGATTGGGTATTTACTTTGATGATCGTAGTACATCCAGTATTGAGACAATTCTCTCTTCTATCCGGTCACTAGTGATAAAGCATCAAGTTCAAGGTGTGGTTATTGACTATCTGCAAATACTCACAGTAAACAAGAAGATTGGCAGTGTAGAAGAATCCATAGCGGAGGCCGCTAGACGTTTGAAAAATATAGCCAAAGAGCTTAATATTTGGATTCTGGCATTATCTCAACTTTCACGTGATAATGCAAATCCGGTTCCAAGTGTCAACAGGTTACGAGGATCAGGACAAATAAACGAAGCTGCCGACATGACAATACTGTTATACCGCCCAGAAGTTTATAACAAGCGTTACCCTGAACCATTTCAGTCTACGAATCCAAAAGGGACGGCACTCATAGACATTGCCAAAGGGCGTAATGTGGGAGTTTTCAAGTTCATTGCTGGCTTCGATGCTGCTACTACGCATTTCTACGAGTTAAACGAAAGACCTATTTTACCCTTTTCCGAAAGTAAATCGGATGATAACCCTTTTTAGCCATGATAACAGAAACCATATACGGCCAGATAGTCGCCAAAGCCAATCATTATATGAGTGTGCCGGGTAAGAACGGAGCAAAGCGGATTATCAAAGACGAAAAGATACGGGAATACGAACGCTCTTTCATTGCACAATGCAAGATATACCGGAATAAGCAAATTTCAAGCCGTTTCAGGCTATTTGTTAAGGTTTGGCATAGTTCCGTTCGTTTCGATTTAGATAATAGCTTAAAAACGCTCTTAGACTGTTTGCAATCAGTTAACGCAATAACGGATGACAACCTTTGCTTTCAGATAGAAGCGGAAAAGTATATAGACAAGCGTCACCCACGGATTGAATTTGCAATACTAGAGGTAAACGAACAAAAGAATATATTTCAATAACCTATACTGGGTAGACCTATTTCGGATGAGCTATCCAGTATAAATAAAATTATCATTATGACAAGAGATGAATTATACATAAATGGCGTAAAAGCTGACCTAGGTAAAACCGATATTAGCTTGAATTATAAAAGCAACCTACTTACTGATATTAGCAAAATAGTAAGCAATAGCAGCTACACAATCAAGCTTCCTAAAACGGCAAAGAATATGGCGTTGATTGAGTGTTCCCATATTCCTAGCTCTACAAGTCGTTATCCGTACCTAAAGCATAAGGGTACGGTGTTACGAAATGGCATTGAAATAATCAAGGATGCTAATGTAGTATTACTTAAATCTGCCGATTCTATAGAAGTTGCGCTTACATGGGGAAACGTCACAAACTTTGCGGGCGTGGTAAACGATGGTAAGAAACTAACGGATATTACACACGGGACAGTGGAGGGCGTGGACTGGGTAGTGTGGAGTAATAAGGGAAGCAATACCACGCAATTTCCTCTAATTGACTACGGGTTTAATTCTGGTGATTCGAATGTGTGGTATCATCCGGTAGTTACTGTTAAGTGGATACTCGATAAGATTCAAGAAGAGAGCGGAGTTACATTTAATTTCCCGCCTGACAAACTTACTGTCATAAACAAAATGATTGTCCCTCTTTTGACAAAGAACGACTCACAAGAGTTATATGATAAATATCCCATTAAGTTCATAGGGAATGTTATCAATTACGATAACAGTTATAATGGTGAAAGAGGGTTGAATCTCATATTAAACGCAGATACCACATTAAGCAAATACGGACAATCTACAAATATAACAGGAACCAATATAACAGGGGTTGGTTATAAAGTTACTTATAATTTGAAAACCTGTTTAAAAGGGACTGTAATAGTTTCTACAGGTACACCCGGAAATAATAGAAATAAAGCCCTACTTCATGTTCGTCTTGAAGATGGAGAACATAACACAGTTGCATATGTTGAACCCAAAAGTGTCTCTTTCGGAAACGGGAAAACGAATATAACGTATGAAGTCGATCTTAATAATTTTGATATAAATGAAGGTCAAATATTGTGTTTGGGTTTTCTACCAGATTCAAAACCTGATATTTTAGTTACAGGTGATTACGTGAATATTAACTTATCACTAGCCATTTCAAATAGAGGTGAGGTCTTCTTGGGTGAAAAATTTCCATTAGTTCCCAACCTCCCTGACATCAAGCAAATAGACTTTATCAAAGCTATTGCCTCAATGGTTGGCCTGTTTGCTTTGCCGGATGGTACGAACGGGATAAAGTTTATTCCTTTTGATAATCTATCAGCAAATAAATCTAAGGCTGTAGATTGGACGGATCGTGTGATAATGGCTTATAATAGTGTAACGCCACGAAGTTTAGAATATACCCTTGATAACATAGCTCAAAACAACCGGTTCCAGTATAAAGAAGATGATAAGGTAACAGGAAATTATGACGGTAATATACAGGTTGAGGATGCTACGATAGATTATGAACGTGATGCTATTAAATTGCCTTTCTCCGCTTGCGACACAAAGAACGGTGTGGCTTATATCCCTTTGTATTCCTATAATGATAAAGGAGAACTACAGTATAATAAAGCCAATCCCCGAATATTACTTCTTGACGGTACAAAAGGAATATTCAAGGGATTAGAATGGACTACCTTAATTGAAAATAACTATCAGACGTACAGAGGACTAATCAATAATGCAAAGGTAGTGACCGAGTATATCCGTCTTAACAGTATCGAGTTGCGAGACTTAGAGATGGATGTGCCGGTTTATTTGGCTCAATATGGTTGTTATCTGGCCATCATTGAGATAAAAACTAGGGAGAATAATATATGTGAGTGCAAACTATTAAAATTATAATGCTATGGCAGAGAATGCAGAAGATAAGCTTCGGAGTATTACCGAACAAATTAGACAAGCTAGAAAAATGCTTTTAGAAGAATATTTGGGATATTCCATCTCTATGGATGAGGCTATAAATATGGAAATACCGGATGAAGTATTGGAGCATCTAGGAGATTTGTAATTTAATGATTTAATATAAATGATTATGACAGAAAAAGATTTATTAAACAACAAAGAAGCCATGAAATTAGCTTTGGCTTTTGAGAAGATGGCTAAAGAGTATAAAACAACCATCCCAGAAATGATTGCAGAAGGTAAACGAATCACTGAAATGATTCAAAAGAATCATACTGACACTATTGGAGTGGCTCCAATGGTTAAGAAACTGGTTAACAAACATGAACCGGATGCCGAAAAAAGAGAGAAAATGATTTCATTAATTGATAGCCTCAACATGAAAGGTACACCAAAGGTATTTTCAGCTCTTACCTTGGCTTTTTTCTTTACAAATGATGGAGTGTTAACCGAAGAATAGAAATACTATGGAAAACGAAAAAGAACAAATACTAAAAATCACTGTCCGGTATGATGATGCCATTCGTGGTATCGCTCAATATTCTAAGAAACTGGATCGTTTGAAACGTAACGAGGATGTTTTGAAGAAACTTGTTAAGGAAAAGACTATATCACAGGACCAATATAACCTAAAAATGGCAGAATCTAAAAAGGATGCTGTGAAATATCAAGATGCGGTTCAGACATTAACCAAACATATACGCAATCAGGTTAAGATTGAGCAACAACAAGAAGGAAGTTTAAAGCAACTCCGTGCCCGGCTTTCAAATGTGACGGAAGAATATGATAATTTATCCGAGGCAGAGCGTAAAGCTGCAAAAGGAACAGAATTGAAGGATAAGATAAACTCCATCACCAATGAACTTAAAGGAGCTGAGGAAGAAACACAGCGTTTCTACCGGAATGTAGGTAACTATGAAAACACGATAAGAAATACATTAGGTGTAAATAACTCGCTTGCTAATTCCCTTTTAGATATAGCCCAAAATAGCAAAGGTACAAATGGATTCTTTAAAGAACTTGATTCATCCGCTAAGGCGTTTGGGAAAACCTTACTTTCATTTATGACTAATCCTGCCTTTCTTGCTATCATTGGCCTGGTCGGAGTTGGCACTGCTTTTAAATTCTGGTATGATTATAACAAGGGACTTGTAGAAGCAACCAAATTAACAGACCAGTTCACCGATAAAAGTGGAGATGATTTAAAGAATTATCGGAACGAGGTACTTGCGTTAGCTGATGTGTATGATAAGGATTTCAAAGAGGTTCTTATAAGTGCTAACGCTTTGGCTAAACAGTTTGGTATTACTCAGGACGAAGCATTGAATTTAGTCAAAGATGGCTTTGCAGCTGGTGCTGATTCAAACGGTGAATTCCTTGATACGCTGAAAGAATACCCTGCCTATTTTAAAGAGGCTGGTATCTCAGCTAGTGAATTTGTTGCTATCACTACCCAGGCAAGTGATTCAGGTGTTTTCTCAGATAAAGCAGTTGATTCGATAAAGGAAGCGAATCTAAAAATTCGTGAAATGACTACTTCTACTGCTGACGCATTGGACGGGATAGGTATTTCTTCAAAGAAAGTGCAAGAAGACTTATCTAGTGGGGCAAAGACTACATTTGACATTATGCAAGAAGTTAGCTGGAAATTGAGTGAGCTTCCTGCAACTTCCTCGAAGGTCGGAACTGCCATTGCGGATATATTTGGCGGTCCGGGTGAAGATGCCGGATTACAATACCTCATAACCTTAAAGGACATCGACACTAATTTGGATAGTGTAAAGAGCAAAGCTGGAATCTTAGGCAAACTACAAGAGGAACAATTGAACTCACAGATCGAGTTGGAAAATGCACTTAGTTCCTTATTTGACATTACAGGAGGAGATTTTGAGGCAATGACAACTGAAGCAAAAATATTCGTGAATGGTGCTTTAGTTTCAATCATTAATGGAGTGAGAGATATTATTGATTGGTGCAAAGATTTATATGATAATTCAATGCTGGTACGTGGTGCAGTTTCATTCATAAGGTTAACCTTTCAATCCTTGTACGATTTCTTGAAATTCTTCTTTGGTTATGGGATTGCTAATTTTAAGGCGCTTGGTGCAATCATCAAAGCAGCTTTTACACTTGATTTTGAAGCACTAGAACAGGGAGTAAAGCACTGGAAAGACATTACGGAGAAGTTAACTTCTGAATTTGCCCAGTCAATGAAAGAAAATATATCTGGTGCTATTGATGATGTAGTAAATAAAAAGATACCTCCAGTAAAGTTGACAGTTGAAACAGAAGTCAAAACGAAAAGTGATACATCAGCCGAACAAAGTAGTACTTCTATTGATACAGCCAAGCAAGCCGAAGAAAAAAGAAAGGCAGCTATTAAAGCAGCCAAAGAGCAGCGGGATAAAGAACGTGAAGCCATCCGCCAGTCCGAGGATACTTTACTTGCTTTAGTAAAGAATGAAGCAGAGAGAAGACGGCAGGAAGTATCCTTCTCATATAAGCGAGAGATTGAAGACTTAAAGCGGAAACTTTCAGAAGAAAAGAATCTTACAGTAAAAGCAAAAGATGCCATACGTGAGACTATCAAGAACAAAGAGCAACAGTTACAAGTGGAGTTGCAAAAGCTGTCAGATGAACAACTACAGAAAGATATTGCCAACCGTCAGAAGTTGATAGATACTCAATTAGCCGCTGTAAAATCTGGAAGTGAACAGGAGTATCAGTTAAAAATGCAACAAATCCTTGCTCAACGTGATATGGAGTTATCCAATACGGAGTTAACCGAGCAAATGAAACTTGCCATCAAAGCGAAGTATGACAAGCAGATGGATGATTTAGCAATTCAGAGGGAGAATGATACCTTAAAGAAACAGGCTGATATGTTGAACAAACGTTTTGCCAGTGAACTAGGTATCTTGGAATCTCAGAATGAAATCAAGTTACAAAGGATGGAGAATGAAGGTGCTTCTGATTCACAATTGAAACAAGCTCAATACGCTTTCGAATTACAAGAACTTCAAACATCATTAACTCAACAAAATGAAGTCCTTGCAAATATGAGACAACTTGAAGGAGAGACTAATGAAGCATTTAATCAGAGAAAGGTTGAGCAAGAACAGAAGGTCGCTGAAACTGAGGTTCAGATTGATACTACAAAAGTTGAAAGCCAAAAAGCATTGTATGATGATTTCAGAGGTGCGATAGATGCTTTGGGAGAACACAATAAAGCATTTGCCCAGATGTCTAAAATGCTAGCTCTTGGGGAGATTGCTGTCAATACAGGTAAAGCGATAGCTGCTGGGGTTGCACAAGCGCAATCAGTCCCTTTTCCCGGAAATATTGCTGCAATAGTAACAACTATAGCTACTGTTATGGCTAACATCGCCACCGCAACTAAGACCGTAAAAAGTGCCAAGTTCGCATCAGGTGGTCAAGTTGTTGGACCTGGAACCGGAACTAGTGATAGCATCCCTGCTAGTTTATCAAATGGTGAATCGGTAATCATGGCCAGAGCCACTTCTATGTTTGCTCCTATTCTTTCATCATTCAATATGATGGGAGGTGGTGTTCCTATTAATGTAGCAGCATCAAGCAATCAAACTATGGGAGAGGATATGTTAGCAAGGGCAGTTGCAAAGGGAGTACAGATGATGCCTAGACCTGTTGTATCAGTTGAAGAGATTAGTTCAGTTAGTAACCGTGTAGAAGTATTGGAGAACTTAGGTAATTTGTAATTATGCCAGCACCTAAAGGAAATCAATATTGGAAGCTCCGTAGCAGTCACGGGCGTAGTAAGTTGTTTGCTACCCCGGAGGCTCTATGGGAAGCGGCATGTGAATACTTCGAATATTGTGATTCTCACCCGTGGAAGGTAACTAAAACGAAGTCGAAGGGAAAGGGTAAAGAGATAGAGGAAACGCCCACTCAATGCCCGTTATCTTTAACTGGCTTAATGGCTTACTTAGATGTGGGTAAAGCGTATTGGAGACAGTTTAAAGAATCCAATCAAGATGAAGATTTTTCGACGGTCATTACACGCATAGAGAATATTATTCAAACTCAGCAGTTCGAGGGTGTATGCGTCGGGGCGTTCAATGCCAATATTGTGGCTAGAATGTTGGGACTTGCCAATAAGCGGACGATAGATCACACCAACGCAGGCAATGAATTTAAAGGATTCAACATTGTTATGCGTGATCCTGGAACTGATACATTAAAACAGTTAAATAATAATTGATATGGCAAAAATTTACGAAATACTGACGGTGTTTAAGTCTGTTTTGGTTAACATGACTAGGCAAGGGATAAGTCAGGATGATATTATCTACATTGATATATACCGTGAGTATATGCAGATGGCACAAGAAGGACGAAAAGAGGCTGATATTCGGTCTTTCCTCTCACAGAAGTACAAGTTATCAGCCTCGACAATTCAAAAGGCTATAAAGCGTTTAAATCAAGAATATGAATTATGAAAAATAATGAGATGTAACAAAGATTTTTTATAGGTCATTACATACGTGTGCGTGAGGAGGCTGATAATACCTCAAAATAGGTAATGTTACCGTTTACGTTACTATAGGAAACATAGAAGGTAACGTAAACGGTAACATAAAGTTTCTCATTGACAAAACAGAGAATAACACCCCATAATAAGAGCGTTTAATTTCTCATCTGAAAGACACAAAATAACGAGGCTTAGTTATACTTCTTAGTTTCTCGTTTATAGAAGAGGAAATAACAAGCCTTGCTAACTCTTCTTAGTTTCTGTCAATGAAGACATAAAATAGTGATCCTTACTAACCGTTCTTAGTTTCTCACCCAAGAGACAGAAAATGGCGGACACTTTAAAGCCCCCACTTAGCAATGAACTAGGTAGGGGCTTTGTTGCAAGTAATTGTTTTGATTATTCGGGTTCGTAGCCTTCGTAATAGTAAGATTGCGTAATACCCTTGAATATAACTTCTCTATCGTCTATCCGTTTCGTCAAGCCTTGATGTAGCAAAGTGCGTAACTCCAAATCATTGATAGGACTTCTTTCCATCGCTTGCAGGTATAGAAACTTATCCACGTTCTGCCAATCAACCACCATGCCAAGACGTTTTTTTAGAATCATGTCAAGCCAAATGCGCATCGTACGGCCGTTACCTTCCATAAATGGATGGGCGATATTCATCTCCACATATTTAGCTATGATTTCTTCAAAAGTGGTTTCCGGCATCTTTTCTATTACAGGGAGCATCACATCAAGATACATGCAGTTAGCAAAACGAAAGTTTCCCTTTGCTATATTCAACGTGCGCACCTGTCCGGCAAACTTATATAACCCGTCGAACAAATAGCGATGTATGTCACGTAGTCCTTTTACGGTTCCCACCTCGATACGGTCTATATCGCCAGTCTCAAACAAGGCGTGAGCTTTTACAAGGCTCAACTTATCTATTTCGCTTGTATTCATACGCATATCATTCGGCTTTAATATTGATACTCTTGTTTTCTATATTAAGCAAAGAGTAATACCGCTCTCTAGCCTTCATTTTATTTTCATCACGTTGCTTTTTACGTTTACATTCTATTTCTTTTAGAGATATTGCATCTACTAATTCATCAACGTTTTTAAGTTTAGTACTTACGTAAGTCCTTCTGTTTAATCCAATTTCTGTTATCATATTACGGTCTTGAATTATGTTTAATAATTTATTATACTGATGTTTAGTAGTGTATTTGTCATACACTTTTTTGAGAGTCTTATCCTTCAACAGACTTTCCAATTCATTATGATTCACAGCCCCAAACATCCTACACTTTATCATCTCGGATGTTGTCTGAGCAAAGTCTTTATCACCAATAATCGACAATACACCCATGTACATTGCCCATAGTGCACGATCATCCGCATTCATGCTCTCCCTTGCTTTATAAATATTACTTATAACTTTCGCATTCAACAAAATGAAAGAGCATTTATTAAAGTCACATACCGCTCTGTATCTATTCACTATGTTGAGTGTATATTTGACTGTGTTAGTTTTTAAGTCTAATATACCATATGCTTGCCGTACCCTATACCACTCTAATACTAAATCATAGAATGATGGATTTTCTTCGCAATACCTTAGTAGGTATTCTATCTCTAATTCAGGAATCCACCCTTCGCTATTGAAACCTTTATAATAGTCATCATATGGAAACTCGCTCATTGTATCATATTCTTGTACGAGATTATCTGGTAGCTCTTCTATTGAACGATAAATGCAATAAATAAAGTCTTTGAGAGCATTATCCTCCGTAATATCAATTTTTCGGGATGTACAAAAGATTCCAATATGGTACATATCATTAATGACTTCTTTCTCGTAGATTATACCTTTCAATAGCGATAAAGGTATTAGGATAAAAGGATTTTTATTCATATCTTTGTTTTGGTATTAACAAGAGGATGTTCCGTCGTGATGATGTGGCATCCTCTTTCTTCTTTCTATTGGCAAAGGTAAATAACGGTTTTACTTAATCAAAAACAGGGTAACAAATAAATGTTAAATATCATCCACTTAAATAAGTATCGTCCTATGTGCCATCCTATGTGCCGTCCTATACACCATCCACATTAATAACTATATTATTATAACTATAATTTTAATAACTATATTTTAAGGCATACATCATCAATTAGAAATTGACGATGCCCCCCCCCTTTTTAATGTCATATCACTATTTCCCCTCTCTCTATTCCATCCACCAAATTCCACAAGTCCGACACACTATTGATATTGTAATTGGTATCTTTTATGCGAATAACTCCAATAATACCACCGGAAGATGAGGTAAACAACTCTGGAACGTCAACACCTAAAGCAGATGCAATCCTTTCCAATACTTCAACACTTGGATTTCCGTTAATATGTTGGCTCAAACCAACACGAGTAATACCCATTCTTTCTGCAAGGTCTTGCACAGTAGTGCCTTTTTCCTTAATCACTTCTTTAATTCGTAAAGCCATAGCTATTCTAATTTTGATTTAATGCAAATATACGCCAAAAAGACAACGTAAAGCGATAGCTATTCATAATTAAAGTTAACGAAAAGCTATAAATTTTCAATATACTTGCTTTAGTAAAGCTATAACTATACATTTGCATATCAATTAAAATCAATAACGATATGAAACGATACGATTTAAGCCAGATTATGAAGAGAGCACACAACTTGTATAACAACAATGCCCGTGCAAAGTACCCAACATTCTCCGATGCACTCCGTAAAAGCTGGAAGATGGCTAAATTCAACGTTCAGGCAGCAGAGAGTATCAAGGCTATAGAAGCAGAGAAAAACGCAGCAGAGGCAAAAAAACAAGCTGAGATAGAAGAAGCTCAAGTACGCTCTATTCTTTTTAATGCAGAATTAGAAGCACAACGTATCAAAGCAGCAGCAGAAGCCAAAGCACAACTAAAGAGAGATGAGATAGCAGCACGCAGAGAGGGTGTCTCTTACATTGAGTATCAGGATCGGATGAACCGAGCATACGGTTATGGTTGTGGTTCTTATTGTGGAGATTGAGCCATGATAGAGATAATTATAATACTGGGTAGCCTCATCGGTGGGTACTACCTGTATAGAAAAGACGGAGAAAACTTATTTTATTGATAAAACAAAATACAGAAATGAAAACAAGAAACAAAATTGATGAGGTTACCTCATTTTCAATTGCCTTCCGAATGAATGGTAACAGTATGAATAACGGTTTAAAATGGAGCTTCTCCGATGGTGATTATTTACGGTGTAATGAAGTCAATGTACAAGATATACAGATAGGACATGAATATGTAATCAAAGCCGGCAATAGCTATTTAGTTAGACAGATTACAAGTGTTGAGGATGGAGTGATTACTTGCGCACCACTAAACCCACTATACAAGAACTCACAACTGTGCATTGATGATATTCAGCAAGTATTTATTATAAAGTCTTATCAAAGAACATCAGAGCAGGAAGGAGGCACAAAATGAACCAATCAACAGAAGAACCTAAAACTTATCTGACAGAAGATTCTATAAAAGGATTGATATCAATCTTTGCCACTGAAGGAGATTACATCGAGCACATGGAAACGCTCTGGGTATTGAGAGAGTTATCATCGAAAGCGATTGAATACAAAAATGAGCTACATAGACAATACAAGAAGATCATTTACATCTCCATATGAGATAACAGTGTGTATGACCAAAGAGGAATGTAAGATACTGCTTCCATTCTTTCAGAAAGCGTATAAGAATGTAAAATCAAAATACGAAAAGTATAATGATATTCATAATGGAGGGGAGGCTACGGAAAGAGAGGAAAATCTTCTTATAAAATACTCTGAACAGTTGGAAAGGTTAGAGAGTGTTTTATCATCTATTGATGATACTCTAAAATAATTCAAACAAAGATAGTAATGATCTAAATAGCTTTTGGGTGATTGAGACAGAGCAAGGCTACCTGTTTAGGCAAATAGTCGAGTATGATAACACCCATGATGTGATAAGATGTCACTCTTTAAACGTTTTCGGGCAATACCCAGATACTTTTGTGAAAATTGGAGATATTACTAAGGTCGGCAGAGTGATTGAATCACTTCCTAGAGCAAAACATTATGGTGCATAAACAGTATACGACAAAAAGTAGTCAGGGGCTTCGGTTCCAACACATTTGACGCCAATCAACGAAGCCACTCTGGTAACAAAACGGTTGCCAGGCTTTCTTTTTATGATGACTATCTATGAATGAGATAAACATCCCAAATAAAAAGATTAAAATGTCGCAATAACTCCGATTATTTTTATTCATTTGTCACTTAACAAAAAGAAAAAGACATGGAAATAGATCCGATTATCAAGCAATCCATTCAAATGGACATAAAATTTGGTATTGAAGCATATAAGAATGAAAGAAATGCCAATCTTAAAAATAAAAAGATTCTTATATGCAAGTCGGATGCGGAAAACCGCTTTGGTGGCGGAGTTCTTAGAAACTTAGAGAAAAGGAAACTTGTATTCCCCTATCAATTTGGTATTAAAACAATGGTCAACGAAGAAGATTACGAAATAACCGAACCTAGAGGACATATATACTATAAACTGCATGAAATTATAGAAGCTGTTGAGGACAGGAACATTCTAAAATGTCTCTCCCAAAAGTCACAAACTTAGATAAAATCCAAGAAAGCACTTTAATATAAAATCAACAAATTATGAGTTTACAAGATTTATTGGAAAGCGATTTGAATATTTCCATAACGATTAGTATCAAAGACCTAAAAGAATTTACAGATTATCTTATTCAAAATGTAAGAGAACAGATAGAAGAATCGATTTTGGCAAAGAAAAGAGAGAGTTATATAAAACCTACAGAAGCCTGTAAACAATTACAAGTGGATAGGTCTACTTTGTGGAGATGGGCTAAAACTGGTTATTTAATACCTGCAGAAGTCGGTGGAAAAAGACTTTATAGACAATCAGATATTGATGCTATTTTAAATAGGCAATAA